GGTCGTTATATACACGGCGGAAAAAATGAGGTCGAGGGGTAAGGCCCTGGAAAGGGATCAGATGCCGATCGCGCTGGCGCTGATTCTTAGTAAACGTGACGGAGGAAAGAAAGATGGCGAGGGAAAAGGCCGAAGAAACGCGCGGCGACGCTTCTGGCGGAGTGCCGGCAGCCGGGCCGGCTGGACTGACGGAGAAGCAGGCGGAGCGGATCCGGCAGAGCATCGAGCTGATGGCGAAGACGGTACCGATGAAGATCGACGAGCTGCTGCCGTACCAGCGAAACCAGAAGGACCACCCGGAAGAGCAGGTGCGGAACCTGGCGAACAGCCTGCGGCGGTTCGGATGGAGGCAGCCGGTCGTAATCGACGAGCGTAACGTGATCGTGATCGGACACGGGCGCGTCCTGGGCGCAAAGATGCTGGGCCTTATGGAAGTGCCGGTGGTTCGTGCTGACGATCTGACGGAAGACGAGATCCGCGAGCTTCGGATTGTGGACAACAAAACGAACGAGAGCAACTGGAACCAGTACCTGCAGGAGGACGTGCAGGAGCTTGAGTTTGAAGGCTTCGAGTTCGACGAGATGGACACCCGGATCGATGCGGGGGGGGGTACTTCTCATGACGTCGTCGAGGACGACTACGAGGAGAGCCTGCCGGAAGAACCGAAGAGCGCAAGAGGAGAGATCTACCAGCTTGGAAGGCACCGGCTGATGTGCGGTGACAGCACGTCCATCGAAGACATCGAAAAGCTGATGGACGGGCAAAAGGCTGATCTGCTCCTGACCGATCCACCGTATAACGTGGATTATACCGGCAAGACAAAGGACGCGCTGAAGATCGAAAACGACGTCCAGGAGGACAGCGACTTCCGGCAGTTCCTGCGAGACGCTTTTTCCGGAGCGGATGCGGTCATGCGTCCGGGCGCGTGTTTCTATATCTGGCACGCGGATTCCGAAGGGTACAACTTCCGAGGTGCGTGCTTCGAGGTCGGGTGGAGTGTGCGGCAGTGTCTGATCTGGAACAAAAACAGTTTGGTGATGGGCCGGCAGGACTACCAGTGGAAGCACGAGCCGTGCCTGTACGGGTGGAAGGACGGAGCCGGGCATACCTGGGCAAGCGACAGGAAACAGACGACGGTACTGGATTTTGACAGGCCGACAAAGAACGACATCCATCCGACGATGAAACCGGTCAAGCTATTTGCTTACCTGATCGAGAACAACACCGGAAACGGCGACGCTGTTCTCGATCTTTTTAATGGCAGCGGGACGACGATCATGGCATGCGAGCAGACAGAGCGCTGCGCGTACACGATGGAGCTGGATCCGCGCTATGTGGACGCGGCGATCGAACGCTGGGAGAAGTTTACTGGGCAGAAGGCCGTAAAGATCAGCTGATATTTGCAACTGTTGCAAATATGAGGAGCACTTGATTTTGAACAGTTCAAAATCAAGATATTGTGGTTTTATCAGCTGATCTGCAGCTGTAGAAAACACAAGATATTGAGAAACGGAGGTGAGGACGTGAAGGTGACGACGGAGAAGGGAATGCGGGTTAAGATCCGGAACGTCCTGACCGGATTGGGGATCTACCGGGAGGAATTCGAGTGGGAGATCCAGATGCTGGCGGAGCTGTTCATCCGGCGGGAGCAGACGAAGGAGGCTTTCCGGAAGAGCGGCGGAAGCGCGATCATCAAACAGACGAACAAGGGCGGCAGCAGCTACGCGGTGAAGAACCCGCTGCTGACGGAGATCGACTTCGTGGAAAAGCGCATCATCGATCTGGCGCGAGAGATGGGCATGACACCCAGCGCGGTGAAGAAGCTGAACGAGAGCGCGATCGGGAAGAAACCGCAGGAACCGGACGACCCGCTGGCGCTGGCGCTGGGTGAGCTGCGGCTGCTGAAAACCGGGACAGATGAGTAAGCGCGGAATAACGGAACGGCGGCTGCGGCGGCTGGAAAAGCGGGTGGCGCACCTGGCGGCGCTGCTGCGGCTGAAATGGTTCTGTGGATAATCTGTGGATAACGGGAGGAAAGAAAGATGGCATCAGGTGAAACGAAAGTAAATGTTGTGGCGGCAGATCTGCCGGAAGTGAAGGCGAACGTGTACGCGCTTCACGTTGTGATCGGGCTGGTCGGCGGAAAGTATCCGAGAGATATGATCAGCCGGTTCATCAATGAGTGCGTGGATCTGAAGCAGGACGGCTTGCTGGACGCGAAAATGCTGGATGGCGTGCAGAATGTAAGCAACCTGGTGGGAGGAGAAACATACCGGAAGCTGGTGGAGCATCTGACGGAACGGATCCGGACGGACGAGGAGCTGGCAAAGGGTGAGGAGTTTATCCGAACAGTGGCCGGCGACGGGAAGAAGGCGACCGTGGAGGTTACGGACAAGCTGCCAGAAACTGCGGCGGAAGGAGATCCTTCGACTCCGCTACGCTCCGCTCAGGATGACACGGAAGAGAAAGAGCGCTCCGAACATCAGGATGACACCGGGGAACCGGCGAAGAAGACGTCACAGAAGCAGGCTGGCGTGAAGACGGCGGAGCGTGTGGCCGCTGCGGGCAAAAAGACCGTGGCGCAGGCCAGGAAGAAGGCAACCGGGGCAGCTGATGGGAAGTGACGGATACACGGAACCGGGCCGGAGAGAATAAACAGGGCCGGACGGTCAAGGGCAAGTATGCCGGCGAGGTGTTCAGCTACGCGCACGGCGTGGTGGCCGGGCTGATCGTCGCCGGCGAGGATCGGGTGCTTGGGTGCCAACGGTTCCTGGATTTCTGCGAGCGCGATGATCTGGATATCCGGACGCGGGACGCGGATTTCGTGATCGGGATCATCGAGGCGACATTCCATCACCGGCAAGGTGAAGCGCTGGACGGCAGCCCGATGCGCGGGAAGCCTTTTCTGCTGGAGCCGTGGCAGAAGTTCTGCGTGTACGGGATGCTGATCTTCTACCACAAGGGGACGGAGATCAGCCTATGCCATGAAGCGTTTATCTTCATCGCGCGGAAAAATTCCAAGACACTGTTTGCGGCGGCGCTGGCCTGGGGCCTGGCACTGCTGCGGAAGGACAGCGGCGCGAAGGTATACTGCGTGGGCGCTTCGCTGAAACAGTCGCTGGAGACCTTCGACAGCTGGAAGTATAACATCAACCTGCTATACAAGACGGACAAGAAACTGTCCGAAGCCGGCTGGCGCGTGGTGGACAACAGCTTCAACCACGCAGTGATCAATGAGCGCCTGGGCGGTGGGTCCGTTTCACTGAACGCGCTGCCGAGCAATCCGGACAAGCAGGACTCCTTCAACGCGAACATCGTGATCGCGGACGAGATGCACGCGTTCAAGAGCGCGAAGCAATACACGATCCTGCAGGAAGCGATGGCGGCCTACACCAATAAACTGATGATCGGGATCACGACGGCGGGCGATGACGCGCTGGGATTCTGCGCCCAGCGGCTGGAATACTGCCGGAAGGTGCTACGGGGCACGGTGAAGGATGACCAGTATTACATCTTCATCTGCTGCGCGGACAAGGATGAGAACGGGGACGTGGACTTCCTGGACCCGGTTCAGCACCAGAAGGCTAATCCGAATTACGGTGTGACGATCCGACCGGGCGACATCATGAACGACGCGCTGCAGGCACAGAACGATCCGCAGATGCGGAAAGACTTCCTGAGCAAGCGGCTGAACGTGTTTGTGGCGTCCATGAAGAGTTATTTCAACCTGGACGAGTTCCGGCGGTCGAACCGGCGGGCCGAGGAGAAGCTGGGGATCCCGGAGACGGCCAGTCTGGATGAAAAGCTGCGGCGGCTCAGCCGCCTGCCGATCAAGTGGTACGGCGGAGCGGACCTTTCCAAGCTGCACGACCTGACGGCGGCGAGCCTGCACGGCATGTACAAGGGGATCGACATCGCGATCCCGCGCTGCTGGTTCCCGATCACGGCGGCGGCGGAGAAGGCGGACAAGGACAACATTCCGCTGTTCGGCTGGAAGGACGACGGATGGCTGGAAATGTGCAACGCGCCGACGAACGATCACGACCGGGTTGTGGCGTGGTTTATCGCCATGAAAAAGATGGGATTCCGGATTGCCCAGATCGGGCACGACCGGAAATTCTGCCGGGAATACTTCATCGCGATGAAGAAGGCCGGATTCACGATTGTGGACCAGCCGCAGTATTTTTACAAAAAGAGCGAGGGCTTCCGGCACATTGAGAAGCAGGCCAAGAATGACAATTTCTACTACCTGGGTGCGGAGCCTTACGAATACTGCGTGCAGAACGTGAAGGCAATCGAGAAGACGGACGACATGATCCAGTACGAAAAGGTGCAGCCGGAACACCGGATCGACGTGTTCGACGCGGACGTGTTTGCCACGGTCCGGATGCTGGAATGTCTGGAAAAGGCCGGGAAGGCCAGCAGCTGGTTCGGGACCAGCGGGGACACTGATGAGGAATGAGGTGACTGACGGATGGGTCGGATGGAGCAGCTGCGGAACTGGTGGAGCGCGAGGCCCGGGCACGGAACGAAAAGCGAGAAAACCAGCGAAGAAAAGCGGGAGACAGTGAAACTGAACCAGGCAGAGCGTATCGCGTTCTGGCTGGGACAGGGCGATATTGAATGCGCCGGATATACGCAGCTGCGCGACTGCCCGGAGATCCAGACGGCGGTGATGAAGATCGCGGAGCTGATCGGCAGCATGACGATCCACCTGATGAACAACACAGAAAACGGGGACGAGCGGATCATCAATGAACTGAGCCGGAAGATTGACATCGAACCGTGCGCGAATATGACGCGCATGGAATGGATGACGGCCATTGTGATGAACCTGCTGCTGCACGGAGACGGGAACAGCATCGTTGTGCCGCATACCAGCGGCGGGATTCTGGAAGATCTGGAGCCGATCAGCGCCGGGCGGGTGTCGTTCCGGCCTGTGGGTAACAGCTACCGGGATTACATGGTCGTGATTGACGGGAAGACGTTCGACCCGTCAGAGCTGATGCACTTCACCTACAATCCGGATCCGGTGTACCTGTGGAAGGGACGCGGGATCACGGTGGTGCTGAAGGACATCGCCAACAATCTGAAGCAGGCGCAGAAGACCGAAAACGCCTTTATGAAAAGCGAATGGAAGCCGTCGATCATCGTGAAGGTGGACGGACTGACGGAAGAGTTCGCAAGCCCGGAAGGCCGGGAAAAGCTGCTGGAGGGTTATGTGAAGCCGGCACATCCGGGAGATCCCTGGATGATTCCCAGCGAGGCTTTCAGCGTGGAACAGGTGAGGCCGCTGACACTGGCCGACCTGGCAATCAAGGACACGATCGAGCTGGACAAAAAGACCGTGGCGAGCGTGATCGGCGTGCCGGCGTTCCTGCTTGGCGTTGGTGACTTCAACCGGGACGAATGGAACAATTTCGTGCAGACGAAGATCCGGGCGATCGCGCTGGGGATCCAGCAGGAGATGACACGGGCGCTGATCCTGAGTCCGAAGTGGTATCTGCAGATGAACTTCTGGTCACTGATGGATTACGACCTGGGCACCGTGAGTAGCATCCTGCTTGCCGGAGCTGATCGCGGATACATCAACGGCGACGAGTGGCGCGACCGGATGCACATGGCACCTGCTGGGCTGAAGGAATACAAGGTGCTGGAAAATTATATCCCGTATGAGGACAGCGGGAACCAGAAAAAACTGGTTCAAAACGACTGATCATGAAGCGCGGAACCTGCGAGATGTGCGGAGCAGAAGATCAGGAGCTGCGGTTCCTGTTTATTGACGACTTCGCCGGCTGGGCGTGCGCGGAATGTATCCGGGAATTACAGGACTGCATACCGAGACGGTACTGCAGTACCGGAGAAGAAACGGAGCCAGGAGAATGAGCAAGTACAGATGCCCGCACGCGATCGTGCGCGGGGCGCGCGACTCGATCCGGTGCCGGGTGAGCGGCACGGTGTGCGCGCACCAGAAGATGTGCCTGATGGAAGGACGGATCGTGTTGACGGCGGACGCCATGAAGTGTCCGGGAAGGGAGCAAGATGCCGATGTGGATCTGGATCCTGCTGGCCGCGCTGCTGCTGGCGTGGATCATCAAGACGATGTGAGGAGGGAAGAACAATGATTACAAGGGAAAAAAACGACAGACAGGTGCGGGCACAGCTGACGCGATTTGAGACGCGGGAGGAAGAGAACGCGCTGCACATTGCAGGATATTTCTCAGTATTCGGAGACACGTATGAAATCGGGCC